AACTCTAGGTATGATGTGATCTACTGTGTGTGCTGGTCTATGGCATATGGCACACTGCCAACCATCACGATCTAATATGGTAATGCGTAGCTTCTTCCATTTACCACTACCTATTGCACGTTCGCTCAATGCCAACCCTTTGTCTTGAAATGATGTAATGCTTTACACATAGAACCATATCTATGATTATTATATTTAATACCCCACTCTACTTGCTTATAACCACTGACTGTAGCAAGCCACTTAGATCTACCTTGTGGTATTCCATAGTGTGAACCATTGCGTGCTAATGGATTCCACCTAGACTCTTTATGGTATAGCTCATCTAAGCAATAGAACTCATCTATGTTATTAAGCTGTATGAAAGCCCACTGACGATAATGATTAGGTTTATCAATGGAAACGGAATGTGCTTTTTCAAAGCCTAAAATGTTGGCTAAACATAGAGCTGACCCAACTAGCCAGCACCTTGCGAGCTTCCCCTTACGGGCTCGCCTTGTGGCTTTGTGAGCCACTGCTTCACTAGAGCCTAGCATACGATGTCAAATTGAGCGTGAAATTTTAAGATTTTGAAATCATCTGTATCAGCCCAAGTTTGGTCATAACCACCAGTCATATAGACATCCACCCTTCATATTCTGCATCTGGATTAGCTAAATGCCATTCGATCTTTAACTTGTTTTGATGCTCCCAGTCATACGTGTGATCGTGGCCTGGTTCATCGCACATTACATTGCTATCCCATCGGCTATGTGTAAATACCCCACTTGCTTGATACGTGGTGCATTGTCCTCAAAGTCCGTTGTAGTAGGCATTGGCCTATCTTTCCAAACAGGCTTGTTGAGTTTTGTCAAGTTAAAAGCCCATATACCTTCAGGTGTGGCATTGATATACCAAGCTGTAAATGACTTGCGCAACGCGGCCATAGTTAGTGATTCCCATTTGGACTTTTCGACCAATAACTCAGGATAATGATTACGCCTAGCTTTAAGCTCTATGTACATACGACTCTGCGATGATACACAGTCCCAAGCATCATATTCCGATGATCGCTGAAGATCAGGCACATAACGCCTTTTAATGTAATTAAACATTTGATCTTCAGTAATCACGGTTTACCGCCCCAGCCAGTACCCTTGAAGACTAAACCAGGTGCTGAGTAAAGCCTACTCATCTCTAAATTACATTTAGGGCACGTCATACCGCCATCACCCTCTTTATATGTGCGATGCACTGAACCATATGTGCCGCATTCTCTACAGCTGTATTCATAAGTCGGCATTACTTCGCTCCAATCAACTGACAAGTGTGGCAGACCACGGCTTCAAACTTCCAACTACCACACTTATCACATCTGCATATATCCGAATCAGGTATATGCAAAGCCTCTGCTATATTCTTGACACCTACAGTGCCACAATCCATACACTGATAAGCCTTAAAGCCCTCTGGCGTATCAAGCTGTTCGAGCCATAGGAACTCGGTATTACGCTTGCAGCCATTACATTTGAATTGTGGGTGCATTGTGATAATATCCCTATTGCCTGCAATGGCATTGAGTACATACCAAATGCTTACCATCGTGTATAAGTCTGTCGTCATTACAGCTCATACATTTATCTAATGTTGGCTCTATGGTTACTTTGTCGTTTTCCATTCGTGCAAGGTAACCTGAGCCATCAATAATCTCAACATATCCCATTATTCGCCCCCTTTCCCTGGTTCTACATCATCTGGCCAAAACCAGGTGCCTCCGCTGGTGAGCTTTGCCCACTTAGCATCGCATTGATCGTCTTTAGGTGCAGTACAAACAAAACCTGCAAACGGCCTGCCCGTCTTTGCAGTGCCAGTTTTCTTTACCATATCACCGTGCCTGCAAGTAAAACTAACATCAGGTACTTGACCGACTTCGCTAATAGTTTCCCCAACAGACCAAGTAACAGGCACAGGCTCGTTAGCACTAGCTTTAGATTGTGTCTCAACAATATGAAGCGCATACTCCATAGCAGCTGACTTTGATCCTGGTGCGCCATACTTAGGTTTGAATGCTTGCTTTTCATTTACTCTAGCCATTTCTTCTCGACTAGGTCCATTCTTTTCAGTACCGATATTAGCCACCTTAAAAGCAACGCCTCGAGCCGAAGTCGCACAATTTTCAAGTGCAAAATCACGATTAACCCCACGATCCGAAATGACTTCTTTCGCTTCACCTGTTGCGAATGGTTTTTCGTCAGCGTTGTCCCTAAATAATTCACAAACAACAATGACTCTAGTGTCTGACTCCGAGACAATTCTCGTTCGTACTGCTCCATTTGGATACCTTTCCCAGAATATGTTTGATCGTTCTTGGACTGTGGTGTAGTCCTCTAAATTAAATGCCATCTAGCCACGCTCCTTCGTCTTGCATAGCATCGGTAATGGTTTTTGCAATAGCGATATATCCGAGCGCATCGGTATAATTGTCCAACACTCGTGAATCCTCAGCTTGTCTGCTGATTTTGACCAATGCCATACAGATTGCAACTTCATTCGGTTGAATTGGATAACCCAAGTAAGCTGACCAAAGCTCGGCAATTCGTTTATGGTTTTGGATTGGGTGGCCGTAAGCAGCACCTCTAGCGTGCAATGTCTCGGTAACATTGGCAAATAACTTCTCAGTTGTAGTTGTCATAATCAAACACCTCGTCTGATTTTTTCTTGATATTGGTTAAACGGCGATGAGAGTTCCACCCAGCCTGTCGACCTTTCCAGTACCCAGCATCGAATGCGGATGTTTTGATCTTCCACATAACCCACCATAGAGCTGATAAGCCCATTACTGTGTATAAGTAAACGTAACCAAACTGCTTTAAGTCCTCGTACATTTGTAGCCCTTCTATGCTCACGCTTTGTGGCATAGCAGTAGTGTGCCATCTGTGTGTGACTTTGTGGATTATTTAGAAGGTTTTTTGTGTAACGATTAGATAACAAATTATCTGTAAAGTTTGCCCTCGAATATGAAAGAGCCGTCGGCACTAACAGGTATGGTAACAACCTGTACTTTGCGCTCCTTAACATAGGCAACCGCAAATCCTGTCTGCCAGTTGGCATAGCCCCTCGTATAGGCCATACCGCTTGAAGATAAATCTACCATACAACCAACCTCAACACCCCATACAGTACGCCCAAATTGGCCTCTAGATGCCTCTGTAAAGGCCGATTGGCCTAGTCTGTGTGTGTGCCCACACACCACGCTCTTTCCGTGTCTCCTAGCCCCATTTAAGGCCGTTTGGCCAGGTATCTGAGATATGGGAAAAGTGTCGCCGTGGACTGCGATCCAGCCTGGAGCCCAGTCAATACCCTGGGGTGCAAACTTAATGCCTAGCTTGTCGTAGCCCATAAATCGTTCGTATTGCATTTCAGGTAGATTAAGAAAACTTGGTAGCCGTTTCTTAATTGATCGATAAAGTCTAATGCCGTGATTACTGCCTACTACATCTGTAACGCCTAAATAACTTAATACTTCTTGGGTCAGCTGTCGATCCTCGTGGATGTTGCCTACCATCTCATCGATAGTATTGGCATTAAAACCACCTAGCTGTGGCAAATCAATCTCATCACCAATACAAATTGTGCGGTGTGGTTTCCATTTACCCAGGAAACGGCCAACAGATTTAACTATAGCCTCATTGTAAAACGGTACTTGAAGGTCACTAACGAACGCTATGCGCTTAATCGTCATCCTCATCTGGAGTAGGGATACGAGGGATAATGCCCTTGTCGCCTACCACCCAATCAGGCATAGACTCTGGACTATCCATTAGATACAGCGCAACAGACTCATTAAAGCCAGCCTTGCGTGCAGCTTTATACATTTCGTGCTTGGCAATATAAAACACTTCTAGTTTAGATAAAGGCTCTGGAGTCCTGCGGACTCTGCGCCTGTTTATCTTCTTGCGCTTGCGTGTAGTAGCCATAATAAAATTATCGCTTACTGATTAAAACAAAGAGATCATCGACACGCTGTTCTAGTCGAGTTAATTGATCCTTCATACTTGTGCCAGAGTTAGGTTTTAACTCAGCAAGATATGATCTAATAACCCAGCGTAGAGCCAGCAATCCAGTGCTTGTTAAAGTAGTTGCGCCAACGGCTACAGCTACCCATTCGTTTACGCTCACTTCTTTGGAGTTGCATAACCAAAGACACCTGCAAGTACAGCCCAAAGAATAGAGCGGTAGTCAGCTGCAAAATTGGATGCTGCCCAAGCTGATAAGAACGCACCGATAGTTAGTACGTATGGATTCTTTATGTTCATATTTTGCCCCCTAGTAGTGGTATATTAAACGGCCTGCCATCTTTATCGCCTGCCTTTGTAAAACTAATGTGTATATGTCGTACGTGTTTATTAAAACCTTTGTACGGCCGCCACTTAAAATTAAGTATCTTGCTTGCAATCATTCCATTATGGATTACATAAGATATGCGTTTATCGGTTTTTGCGCATTGTCTGATTTGGTCAGCCAAATAAACTGAGAGCCCCTCGGATGAATCCAGCCTAGAATCAATATCAATGGCTCGGACACATCCTGAGTCGTCTGGATTATGATCTGATTTTCTCGTGGAATGACGAGCATCACCGATCCACCCATCAGCTTGAGTCCTGCGATCTGGATACCAGGTAGTAACGGCATCTCTAAGCTCGACTCCTGCTGCGCATAACCACGGCTTCATTAGCTTAGAAGAAGTTTTGCTTCGTCTTCGGTAATGCCAAGTTTGTCTAACAATGCAGCCTTAGCTTCAGCCTTTGCTGCTGCTTCTGCTTCTTCTGCCTTGCGTTGATCCTCAGCTGCTAGGCGTGCTGTCTCTAGATCAGCAACTTCTTCTGCTGTTAATTCAACAATACTGGTTTCACCTGTTGAACAATCTACGATTACTTTGGTTGGCATTTCTTCTCCTTTGTTAAGCGTTGGATATTCCGTATAGATAAAATGATGAGCCTGATACAAAGTTTGATGCAGCAGTTAAAAGTATAGATGATACTGTTGCGGTGCTATGAAATAAATGTGCTTGTGCTTGAATATAGGCAGTCGTATCATTATTTTCTTGTACAACAAATTGGCTTATTGGTTTATTTGCGCTAACTGTATAACTTGGTAAATATATTTCATCATTACTAAAAGTATTTGAGGTAGCAGATGCACCTGGCATACCTTGGCTTACTGCAAATCTCGGATTGCCAGTAGCCTCACGATCACTAGATGCTGTTGAGCCATTACCAAAAACTCTTGTGCTTGAATATACATTTCCTGTGTTTGAGTTTAAGACTATGGTGTAATAATTACTACTACCACCTGCATCACCTCTTAAACTTAACTTAACCACCAAATCCGTATAGGTAGCAGGTATAGCCGAAAAAGTAACAGATGCTGCACTTGATGATAAAACATTTGAACTGATTAAAGTATATGTGGCTGGCATTTTAGGCTTTCAGTATTCCGTAGAGGGTGGCGGTAGTGCCTGATGCAAATGCACCTGAGTTGCAAGTAATGCTTATAGCATTTATTGCCGATGTGGATTGCCATAAATTAACAAACGCATTAGTTTCACCTGAACCATTAAGGTCTGCTGCTGTTTGGCTTAACATTGTTTTGAAAGTAGAACCAGCATAAGAAAAAATATCGGTAGTAGTTAATGCTGGTTGAGTTATGTTATTGACTAAATTGGTAATATAAGCATAATTTGATGAAGTCGCTCTAGTTGAAGTAGCAGTTGAACCATTACCTCTCATAGAAGTACTTGAATAATTTGTTCCAGAATCAGAATTAAACCTAAGTCCTATATTACCCATATTTCCTGTTGAAACAATTACCAATCTTAAATCAGTAAAAGTGGATGCTATAGATGAAAAAGTTATTACACCTGAACCACCCAAAGTAGTTGTTGCAATTTTTTCATAAGTGGCTGGCATTATGCACCTTTGATTCCGTAGAGGGCGAAGGTTGAACCATTTGCAAAACCTTCGCCTTTTTTAATATCTATTTGATTAACCGCACTTGTTGATAGCCATACACCTGAATTAAGATTTACTGAGCCGCTACCATTTGCATCATAACCGCCAAAATGTCTAAAGGTTTTATATTTTGTCGTAGATTCATAATCGCTTACATCTATAATGCCAGCAGAAAAAATGTTAGTACCAGTTCCAACTCCAGTTGGAGTTGCTAACAAAAGTAAATCACCAATATCAGTAGAACTGTATCCGTAGGCACTTGTAGTAGAACCATCTCCAGCCATTTGATGTGCCGTTGCATTATTGCCAGTTGCGCCATTAATTCTTAAATAAAAACCTGATGCCGCGCCAGAATTAGGTTTCCAATTCATTCTTATTTGTAAATGTTTATATGTAGATGGAATAGAACTAAAAGTAATTGTTGTTGGCCCACCTGATGCAGTAACGGTAGCAATAGATTCGTATGAACTGGTAGAAGCCGCAACTCCACTAGATAAAGTACCTAATAATGAATTAAGCAATTCCGCCTACCACATACCAAGTATTAGCAGCTGTCTTAATGCATACTGCTGTTTTGTATTGTGCAAGGGTTGGAGATGCTGCAACTGCGCCAGCACTTAACACTGTTGTAGTGCCAGGTGTTACTGCACTAATTGTGCAAACGCCAGCACCAATGTTTAATACTGTAAGTGCTGTGCCAACTGGAAATGCCACGCTTGCATCTGTTGGGATCTTAAATGCAATAGCGGTTGCTTTGTTCATTACCTCTAGCACCTGATATGAATCTGCAAGTACAGCTGTGTAATCTGTGGTGTTTGCTGTGCCTACTGTGAAGGCAACCAATGAGTTATAGTTAGCTGCTGTTAATACATCGCCTGTTACGGCTGGTAAACCTGATGGCATTTCTACTCCTTAATAAGATAAAACGTTTTGCCCTAAGACACCGTAATCTACGTTGCCTATTATAAACCCATCTATGATCGGTTCGAGCGTTGTGAAGGTGGTTTTCCAACTATTTGGGGTGATATTTAGGCTCACTCCAAAAATCTGTA